CCAGTTTCCGATGTAACTGATAATTCCGTTTGTCCAAGGGCCTCATCCGCCGATAACGTGGTTTCAACGTATGAGGTTGTAGCATGTGCGGTACTTCCTAAAAGATATGTCTTTGACTGTGGTTGTAGGAATAATGTTACTTCCCTACGCAAAAACAAATCAATGCCTCGGCCTACCCATGCTTTGACCATCATATTCAAAGAACGCGCAGCCTGTGTAATCTCATCACCAGGGATAGACTCACCCTGGTCGTATTCGCCTATTTTAAGTAAGGCGCTTTCTATAATTTGCGCTCTAGTCAGAGCAAAGTTTTTTGAACCTGATACAGCCACGCTAAATCCTCAAAAAAAGGGGGCCGAAGCCCCCATTCATTTACTCGGTCACTACTTCGGTGTAGTCGATAATAATATCGAAGACCGCAGTATCTGAACCCGCAGAACAGGTATAAGAGATAGGATCACCTCCTGCTGTCGTGTCAGGTTTGCGAGCCGCAGCCGTAACCTCCTCTGTAGTTTCATACAGTAGTGCGCCACGTGTCACTGCACCATCAGCCAGTGAGCCAAATACCAGACCAGCCGTAGCCAGCGAAGCCGCAGCCAAGTAACCGTTAGGGTCATTAGACGTGCCTTGCGTACCTACGTCTACCGTTTCTGTAGCGTCAACAGTGATAACGTTTAGAAAAACGTCATGCACGATTGCACTAGCAGGAAGGGTAAAGCCGGTTTGGGTTTCGGCAGTTTGCGCATCACAACGGATAACCGCAGTTTTACGCACGAACTTGGTTTGAGCATTCAGGTAGGATTTATCCGTTGCTGAAGTCGAACCGCTATATTGTTTACGGGTAGCAATACCCGAACCAAAGTTAGTACCACTCATTTTTTTCTCCTGAGCAACCCCGGAGGGTTAGTACGTTAATTTCTCGCTGCCATTATCTGGACGGACCCAGCAAGACCTAATTTTTCAAAAATGCTGCCGTCCAAGCACCATTCTCCGTCCACCTTCGCCAGTGTTACCTTGTGAATATCACTATGGCACTGCGAGCAAAGTGTAGCCAAATTATCCAATGTGTTGTTACACGTCTCACTGCGACCAGAATTATCCCAATGATGGACATGTAAACGATCTGTTGATTCACAAACAACGCATCTCTCGTCCCTGTCGAGGATTAGAGGTTTTATTTTATTGAACTCGTACAACGCTGCGCCTGGGCGCTTCCATTTTTTATTATGGCGTTTATTTGAACTATTTACTTGGCACCGAATAGAGCAATACACCTGAACATTAGGGCTGTACTTATGCGGCGTAAAATCAGCATCGCAATAAGGACAGGTTAATATCGTCTTGTTGCACTTCCAATCTTTCGCACGCTCATATTTTTTCTGGCTTAAGTAGCATTTTCGGGAGCAATACTTCTGCTTTGCACCCTGAGTTGGACTCGGCGTGTAAGTCTTTTTACAGAACAAACACGCCTTGTCCTCAATCAGCCTTGGTTTATAGATTTCTCTTTTCTTTTGCGCCGCGTACGCCTTTCGGCATTTGTCAGAACAAAACTTGATGTGCCGCCAATTACGCTTTGACTCGTCTCGGTTAAAAGACTTTTCGCAGTATCGGCATTCGTGAGTAGACATACTAGTAACTCCTTGCAAGGTGAAACCATTATATCCGAATCCATATTTACATCAAATCAAAGAAACCTTTATAAATCAATGACTTAGGCGCCAGACGACCCCCATAGAGAACGCCAGTCGCCCCACATGGGAACGAATCGCATGTACGCCTTCGCCTTCGCATTATCGGTATCGAAGTCTGTATCCTGGGTAAATTCAACAGGACTACGATCAAACCACTTCAGGCCAGCTTGTACGCCGTTGGTTCGGATGAACCACGCGTCAGTATCGGTGAGGTAGTTGTTTACCACGGCTTCAGGAATCACACCCATAGAGCGGATTGCGTTAATGTCATTCTCTGCTGTGCCGGAGCGCAGGTTAGAAGACAGTACGCGTTCAAACTCATATACGAGTGCAGTCGGACCTACTAAGCACTTAGGCGTAATAGAGATCTTCAACCCGCGTGAGTCAGTAGCATTCATAATCTGAATGGTCAAATCTTCCAGTGAGGCTTCAGAGAAGTCAGCAGCGGTAGACAGTTCATTAGATTGATTACCAGCCAAAGTAGGATGAGCAGTAGACAGAAGTTCTACGCCATCGCCACCAACATAACTGGAATTGAACGCACGGTTGTAGACGTTTGCACCAACGTTCTCACGCGTTTGAGCCATAGAGAAAGCCAGTGAAGCGGCACGCTGCATGGAGACTTCCGAATAAAGATTATCCGCAAGTTCTTCTTTGGTCACAATGTAACCCAAAGAGTATGCAACGTTCTTACCACGCGCCGTGTAACCCTGAGTATGAGAGTCATACACAGTAGAACCACCTTCAGGCTTGACCGGAGCCATACCGAAACCAGTTTGCTGTACCAACTCTTCATACGCCTGACGGGAGGTTTCCACATCAAACAACTTGGTGTATTGGGGAGCATGTTCATCGTATTTCGCACCAAACCAGGCTTTTATACCCGTTATGTTCAGATAAGTTCGCTACGCTTATCCCGCCTTTCGGCTGCTGCATATTTCTATCCAGACCAGACTATATCTTGATCCCTGAGATTGGGACCCTCACCGTTTCGAGCCGCTTGGCCCTACGTCCACAATGGACTAGTCGTTGAACCTTTTTAAAAGTATGTAACCTTTGTGGTGACTTTGTTCACCACTCAATGTAGAGAGCAATAAATTATGCGATAGCCCGTTATCCCGACAGAACTGGCGTAACCCATCAAAGACAACTATGTCGCCTTTAGGGGTTCGCGCTTGATACTTTTTTGACGCCTTATGGTCTGCACCAAAACCACCAAACCCCTTTTTAGGGTAATTCCCATTTAATTTTCTTGAGGTCACAATTTTATGTGACCAGGTTATCTTTCGACCCTTCATTTTTTCTGAAATGATGAGTTTCGTGGCGTCTGACAAAGTGTCTCCACCAGGAGTTGAGTTATAACCTCTATTAAATGAGTTATATTCTGCAATGGACTCCATTTCAAGGTCGTCCAAATAACTATCGTTAAGAACTGTGATGAACTCCTCCCAAAAGAAGTTTTCCAGTCCATGCTTTCTTATTGCTCTGTACAGTTTATGCTGTCTCTCATTGGCTTTAAGCCGGTGTATATGCTCAGATCGCCGCCTTGATAAAGACTGTCTAGTCTGACCAATATATACCTTGTCATTCACTTGGTTGGTTATCTTGTAAATGATGCTTGCCATACTTTTAAACTTGGCTGCTGATTGCCCTCGCCATTATACGTTAGGGGTTCCCAGCAATTAAATGAGTTATCCCTATTTGTTACCAAATAGGGGCCCTTCATTGATTACCCTAAGGAAAATTCCTTATAAATCAATGAGTTAAGGCCAAAGTGCCTTGGGGTGATTTCCTGTAGAAATAGCCATATTTAATTCTCCTTATACAGCCGTGCCGTCACCGCGCAAGATAGATTCGTTTATACGAACAATCACGTTTGCGTTGGTGTCAACTGAGTTATCGGGTTCACGGGACAGACCAAGAATCTGCAAGCCCGCACCAGTGCCAATGTCGGAACTATCCAGTTCCATGCCGCTCATTCCAGTAACAGTGCTACCAGAACCAACCACGTAGTCAGCAGTATTGCCAACATCAGTGATTGCAAAAGCGCCATCACACTGGATAACAAACAAGTTATCGAGTGCTGGAACAACATAGACTCGGCGCAAGGTTGAAGCCTTACGGTATTGGTCTTCCAAAGAGGTTTCAGGGGAAGGGGCAAAACCCACAACAACACCAAAAACCGCATCGCCAGCAGCACACTGTGCTACAGATGGTGCGTGACCATCCGCAGAAGCGGTGCCAGAAAGTTTTACTGCGTCACCTACAAAGGTTGCAGTGCCATCGGCAGCAAGCAACACGGCTTCGATAACTGCACCGTTGTACGGTGAACTATCCATGCCGCCTACTGGACGAAAGCCA